ATTCGTTATAATCACTTCCTTTAGATGCGAAGTGTAAATCGGTAGCACACAAGATGCTAAATGAATCATTCGTGCTTAAACTTTCTATGGTTGCCTTTGTGGTAGCATATTCGGTTTCGTAATATGTGGGAATTGCATCTGCATCTGTAACAAATTCTGATTTAATGGACTCGATTTCGTTGTAAACCTTGCCAGATGACCACACTTTTGCGTTGGAAGTTTCTGCATCGTCAATTACTGCACTTCCCGAAGGCAATGCCATATCATAAGAATTTCCGTCAGAATATGTTACTCTAATACTCCCGTCTGCGTTCTGACTTGTGCTTATTAAACCACCGGCAACCCCCGAAACCATTTTTTTGGCAGCGCCATAAGAAGCACCGTTAAAACTCATATCTGCACCCCCTTTTTATCTCTCAACAAAATGTCCTTGATAAACTACATAATACCCAACCACCTTGTTCGTGGTCAGGTTGCATACTTCAATGCCTGTGCCGTCATCGTATTTTGATGCGTTGGCACTTGCAAATTCCGTTGTACTCATAATTACTGACGGAGCAGTTTCCAAAAAATGTCCGTCACTATTTTCGTATACTGTTGCCATATTTGTTTCTCCTTTTATTTTTATGTCCAAGGTGTTGGATTACTTAATGTGATACTTCTAATAAAGAACGCTACTGATACTTTTTCATCATCTATTGCTTGGAACACATATAGTGAATGGCTTCCGTTATCAAGACTCTTGCTTAAAGTACTAACTCCATCAATTCGGTATGTCGGAGCGCCTGAATAATATTCTCCATACTTTGCACCGTCATAACTAAAACTTGCACTTGCTGTTTGATAGTATCCTTTGTTAAGCGTGAAATTTGAAGTTGCACTAAGTTGTGTCCAATAACCACCATCCCAAGCAATGGCAGAACCACTAATGTAGTTTGTATTCCAAACACTTGTAACATATGTGGGATAAAATACACTTCCGTTCCAAGTCCAGCCGTTTAGTGAGCCACTTGCAATAGTTATGCTATTCGCTACATACACAGTTTTGATTGTCATCGGCTCACCAGTAGCAACAAGTGAAGTCACATTCTCGCCATTGTATTCCCAACCAACAAGTGTATAACCTTCTTTGCTTGTGCTAATACTCGGATGCAATACATCAGAGCCTTCATCAATCTCTTCTGTGCCAAGTAAGGTTGTGCCGTCATAATATGAAACAACTGACGCACCGCTCCATATTTTAACGCCGTTATGCGTCCACTTCTTTACTTTTTCTCCGTCAAGTGTGAATTTCTTTAAGGCCACTCCGTTAAAAGTTGTTCCCATAATTCACCACCTTACTACTGCATTGTTCGAGTAACGAGTTCGCCTGTTGTCGCATCGAATGAAACAATTTCCATTGCTCTCTCAAGGCGTTCTGAATTGTCTGCAACACCAGCTTCAAGTTTGCCTACTGCAACTGTTAACTTATCGGTTGGTGAAATAGCCGAATAAGTAGAACCGATAGTATAAGTTGTCAAAGCAATATCTTTTGCTTCTGCGTTGATCTCGATTGTGTTTCCGGCGTTACCCCAAGTTACTCCGTTGTCAGTAGAAAACTCAAATCCGTTTTCTGTGAATTTTAAATTTGTAATTGCATCTGACTGAATTGCGTTTCCAGCGTGTTCATTCAGAGCATCAATGAACTCGTTGAACTTCTCAATAATCTTGTTTGGAAGTGCATCAAGTAACTGCTGCATTTCGCCAGTTGTAAGGTTAGGTGTATCAGGCTGACCGACGTTACCTAAACCCTGTGTATCTGTCGAAGTAATCTTTGAATATGTATATGCCATAATATCTCCTAAATCTGCCTTTAGCCTTTGAAGTTTCCGCTCTCAACCATTTCAAGTCCAATATCGTACAAACCGAATGGTTCGTTTACTTTGTCGTTAACAAACTTCAATCTAAATTTGTCTACCTTTTTGATTCTCATTTTGGTTCTTGAAATCTTCTGCGTAGCATCACAACTATATGAGAACTTCGAATACATAAGATTCTTGTAAGAGAAGTATCTACTAAATGTATTATCTTCCTTAATAAATTCCCATATTCCGTGGTTCATAGCATAGATTGAAACCGATGTAGCAATAGCAGATTCAACTCTTAATGCCAAGTAACGAAGTGTCTTATTCTTGAAGAATAACTGTCCGTCAAGGTCGGGTGTTTCCCATATACATTCGATTGGCTGTCCGTCATCGTTATAAGATAACAAACTTGTTTTATCAGTATGAAATCTACATATTCTGCCGTCATTAGTTCCGAACCATAGCTGATTATCTTTTACCCACATAATGTTTGCGGGTACATTGGTTCTATAAAATCCACAATACTGTCTTGTGGAATAAGGCATTGATTTGTCCGTCATAACTGCCTGAAGTCCGTCAAGGATATAGCACACGTTATTAACGCATAACCAATACATATCGTTGTAAACACAAGCATAGGAATTTGCCAAATTCTGCTCTTTTAGGAGTTTTCCGTCAAGGAAGTAACTTCTGTTCTGAACATACTTTTCGCCCGTAATATCCTGACTTGTTACGGCAAACACGCCCTGATTCGTCAAGAACAACGGTTCTGTTGACAAGTATCCGAAACTATCTTTTGCCAATGCGCCGGGGCCTTGTACCGAATTAACTACCTTAAATGTGGTAGTTCCGTCATCAAGCGAAGTGCCACTTCTCATAATGATATTCTGGTCACGTTCCATATCATCTTTGTGCGTAGCAAGATAATTGTTCACGATTGAATATCCGATAATAGCACCACGGTCAGAACCAAGCCTTGAATAACTTGTGTCTGCAAAGTATTTAGGATTGAACTGTTCAGAAAACCAATCGTAATTTGGATACTTTGAATTTCCTGATACAAATAATCTGTCTTGTGAACCACCGACTCCATAAAGTGTGCCGATGGTACACTTGTTGATTCTGTCTGCATATCCGTCAACGGTCTTATATGCAGTAATCTTTACGTTATCTTCTCCCGTAATTGGACTAACACCGGGTGCTGAAGTGAATGTAACAACACCAGTTTCTCGATTGACGGTAAAGTGTGTGCCTTCTGTTTTCTCAATCCAATTTCCGTCAGAGTTTAAAATCTCCGCTTTTACTGTTGTCGCATCAAGACTTCCGAATGAGAGTGCGTATTCTACAACGTTTGCCTGACCAAGAAACAGTTCTGTAAATCCCGGCTGTAAAAGATTGAGTGATTCGTAAGGTGTACCACCGCCACTTGGATCCTTTGAGATAGTTAACGTGGGAATATAGGCATCGTCTGAAGCAGGGTGAACATCGTGCGTTATGTTTCCGTTTTCATCTTCGCCTTTGGTATATGCTAATAAACAAAGTCCGTCTGCAATGTATAGAACATCATCAAACTGCCAAGACTTTGAACGTGCATCATTCATACCTTCATATATCAGTTCATCTCCGTAGTACAGTTTTGTACCAACGTGTACCGCAAATTCGTCATCTCCACGGAAGTAATGGCAACCGTTAATTTTGCCTTCTTCGTATTCAGAAATCACTTCCCAACCAAGTGACTTACGAACCTTACCGGGAACGTCACGAATCATATTCTTGCCGTTTGGACTTCTTCGCATATCGACATTTGCAGGACTATTCGTAAAGTCAACACCAAGAAATTCGCTAACGGTCTGTACCGATTTTGATTTCTGTTTTGGTACTTTAAATGTAGTTGCCATAGATTAAATCCACCCACTTTCACTTGTGAACTTCTCTGAAGAAGGTGTGCTAACACTATCTTTTAATCGTTCAAACGCTATTTCGAATTCGTTTCTGTAACTTGTTGCAATCGAAATGTCATCGTCTTTATATAACTGTGAAGCCATATAAAGTGGCATCAAATTCGCAACTTCGGTATCAATAGCCAATACATAATCGTCAGGTGTAGCAGAAGTAATGTACTGTGGATATGCCTTGTAATAAACCTTGTAATTACCGGGTGTATCCCTATCTAAAACAAGTACCGAATTACCTTCTTCAAAGAAATCACTTGTGCGAACGTATCTTGATATATTGGCATCACCTTCGTAGTAAATATCTTCGGTTGACAACATATAGAAATCGTCCGCTAATTCCTTGAGGTCATATCGTACTTTTTCTGCGAAACTCTGAACTGATTCGGCGTTCTTGAAATTTGCCGAATAAAGAGCAACATTCTTAACCGCAATCGGATAACTTGATTCGATTGTCAATGTAACGTGTTCTTTTGTTTCGTTATCAATTAATCCACGAACCGCTATGTAGCCTTTACCCTGTTCTAAAGGAATTCTTCTTGCTACCGTTCTTGTTCCAACAACGATTGTATAAGTTCCTTCTCCGAAATATTCAAAGTAGAAACTTCTTGCTCCGTCAGCTTCGAACACAATCTCTCCTGACTCAACAGACTTAATATACTTATTATCAGAAAGTAAGTTAGTTACTGGATTGTGCGCTATATCTATATTTTTAATGATGAACTTTCCGGCAGTTGCCAACATTTGAAGCGCTTCGTTTGCTGCTCCGGGCAATGCGGCCAGATAGTCTTTAGAAGAACTGTCACTCGGTATAGTTTCTCCGTCAGACGCAAACATCTTTTGGAAAGTTCGAAGTTTTATTTCTGCCCAAGTTACCATTTTGTTTTCTCCTTGATTGATTCGTAACCACTACTTCTTTTTTGTGGGTTTCTTTTCTGCCGTTTTCGGCACTCTTTTGACTTCTTTTACTTCTTTTACTTCTTTGACTTCTTTTATTTCGTCAATGATATCTTCAACAACGGTAGGTGGAACATATCCAACAAGAAGTTCTGCGACTTCCATTCCGTTATCATCAATGCTTGTTACTTTGTAGAACACTTTTGCACCAAAATTGTCCTGTGCAAAAACATCTCCTACTTTTCGCATATCACTCATATTTGTATTTCTCCTTTAAAAAAATGCCCCTACATAGCCTTTTAAAACTACATAGGGGCAAATTTATTTTTTAAGTGTCAAAATGGCGCTTTGCTTTACTCAACGTGTTTAAATACGAAGCCTTTATAAGACTTTCTTTCCCCACGGCAAACTCGATTAACAGATACTTGCGAATAACCATCTTGTTCAAGTTCGAGCGGTGACTTGTATGTTTTAACAAGAGTGCCTTGCATATCATACATTTCTATAAAGCCTTTCTTAAATTTAGTGTTTCTTCTTTCTTGATAGTTAAATTCTTTAGTCTTACTCCAAACATAACCACGGTACTGTTTTAACGCTCCCGTACACACTTTCGAAATCGAGCCTGAATCAAATCCAGTTGCTCGTTCAGCTTCGTGCATTGAGCCAAACACATCAACTAAATTCCCTTCCAAATCAAATTGATAAACCTTTTCGCTTCTCGCATTTTCAAATCCGTACTTATAATCAGTATTGGCAACTCTTCGTTCAATACACGTTCCGTAATTGGTGTTGTATTTATAAGTACACCATTCAAGGTTATCAACGTTGTTGTTCTGCGGATTTTCGTCTTTGTGATTAATCACGGGATAGTTGTTTGGGTTTGGTATAAACGCTTCTGCAACCAATCGGTGAACAGATTTCTTTATTGCCATTCCCCCGACATTAAGTTCAACTCTTTTGTACCCTTGTGGAGAATTGAACTCACGCATAATTTTATTTGTCCTTAAACTAAATACTTCGCCTTCAGAAGAAACAATATAATATTCTTCGTATCCTACAACGGGTTTCCAACTTTTCATATTTCCTACTCCTTATGTTATTATATTAGCACAAGGAGTAGGGTGTATTCAATAGTTGTTGTGAGTATTTATAAATTAATTAAGCAAGAGTGCTTCCGCTTTCAGCGCCCGCTTTAATAAGATGACGCCAGTTATAGAACCCTACGCCCATACGAGCATAACCTGTTGTAACAAGGTTTCTGTTCTCAATCTTAACTTCTGACTTAACATCAAGAGGGGTTCTGTCATAGAACATTGAACCATTGTAAGCGTCATTTGCTTCATCAGACATAAGAATCCAAGGCTTAACTTCTGCTGATGCTGCGCTCCAAAGGGGATCAACGATAAGAGTCCAAAGACCTTTCTGTGTGTTGATGTCGTTGTTTGCAGTACCGGGCTGAAGTTCAGAGCGGATAATCTTGCGAATCTGTTCTTCAAGTTCAGGGCAATCGCCGGGGATGATAATCTTGTTGAATGTATAGCCTGTAATCTGTCCGCTTTCATTCTTGAAGTTGCGTCCGATGTTTGCTAACTTAACAAGGTTTGCAAGTGAGAAGGGTGCTGTATAAACATTAGACTGTGCAGCAACACCTGACTTTACTGAAGGGTGGTCAGTAGCGAAAAGGGCCTTGTTGTCACCTGTTGTTCTGTCGAATGTAGCACCACCATATGTGAATGTAGTTCCGTCAGAAGTTAAAGCAGCAGAGAAAAGTTCTGCTCTTGTTCTCTTGTATGCGAGAACCATATTTCTTGCCTTTGAACGAATTGCATCCCATTCGCCATCATCAACGAGTTCCTTTGTGATATCAACTCTCTTCTGGAATGTCTTGTGGATGATTAACTTGGGTGTACCTTCCTGCATATCATCAAGAGGAGCGTCTGCACCTTCAGCAGTAACAGCCATAGAACCAAGAGAAGTAACTGATGTCTGCTTTTCAGCATACTTGCTTGACTTCTTCTCGATTGCAAGGTCTTTTACTAACTGGTCATACTTGGTCTGTTCCTGATCTGCTTCTTCTAAAATTGCGTTAACTACCTGACCGGTAGGCTTCCAAAAATCGTCATTTAATGCACTTGACTTACTAATAACAATAGCCATAGTTTTAATCTCCTATTTGTGTTTTTACTTTAAACTTTTGTTGTATCGAGTCCTGATTTCGGCATATGAAAGTTTAGGAAATGCGGTTTCCCAAATAGCACGAACATCTGAAGGAATCTCGACTTCTGTGTTGTTGTTTGCCACACCATTCATTGGTGCTAAATGTTCCTTGCCCTTAATCTGATTAACGGCGCTCTGTCGCATTGCTTCGGCACTTGCTTTGGTTACTTTTCCGTAGTTAAGTAACTTATAAGATTCTGTAAGCGTCATACGTCTGTTCTGCGCCATCTCGACTACTTCTCTCGGAACACTTTCGAATGAAGTTATGCTCGGATCGATTTTCGAAAGTTCAGCTACATCCGCTTCAATCTGTCGCATTGCTTCATTTTTCTGCTGTTCTGCAAGGTATTCTTTTGCCTGACGAACAGCGGGATTGTTGTCAATAAACTGCTGAAGAATATTGGCATCTACTCCGCTTTCACGAAGTTTGCTTTCCATTCTTGCCTGTTCCTGTGCATCCAAGGCCCGAAGGTAGTCAGCCTGTGAACGAATAGGTTCTCCAGTAATTGGGTTCTTATAGTTGCCAAATCTACGCACATATTCGGCGTCTATATCTGCCTGACGTTTCTTGGCTTCTGCTTCGGCTTTTCTACGAGCATCGGCATAAATGGAATCTCTGTCGAAATCCCGTTTGTGCGTTTCTGTTTCTGTGTCCGTACCTATAGTTTCAACACTTGTTTCTGCTCCAACATTCTCGGTAACTTCGGCATCGTTACCTACGGTTTCCACCGACTCGGCGAAAGTCGATACTTCTGCGCCTGTGCTAACGGATTCATCTCCGTCTGCAAAAAACTGTAAGTTCATATCTATCATTTAGTTCTCCCGGATTTTTACGCTTTTCCTTGCGATTTATGTATTAAAAAAGCACCTCACTATTTAGTTGAGATGCTTTCCTAACCACGATTTCACGATTTCGCGATTTGAAATTTATACTTCTTCGTCGATTTCTTCGACTTCCAACTCGACATCTTTCTGTTCAAGATCCTTGTTGTAATTTGTACATTCCTTATTCAGACAAGCGAAAATCATTCGCCTGTATAACTTTCCGCTTTTAAGAATGTTCTTGTTTGCTATGATTCTTAATTCCGTACTACATAAAGGACATTTCATTATGTGTATCTCCCATTTATTTACAATGTAACTGTCGCAAGTTTCTCTTGTGAATAAAGCACGATAACGGGTGAATGTGTACTACTCGGTTTCATTCCGTATAACTCGGCATATTCTTCATACCCAAGAGTTGCACTTGCATTTACATATAATCTGTCTTTTTTCAATATCGTTGAATTACGATAATCAATCTCAAAGAAAGAATCCTTAAAGCCTAAAGGTGTGTGTATGACCAACAACCATCACATCGACTTGCGGTACTATCTGTGAACGGCGCTCAAGTCCGTTTGCTTTTCCACCAGCTGTGCGACCACCGATGCCGTCACCGTGCGAAGCATAGATTGTATAACAAACCTTTCTTTCTTTGTTGTGTGATATTCTCCGAGACGGAGTTCCGAAACGAATAAATCCAAGACAAGCGCAGTAATCATATTTGTCAGTTATCTTTAATTCACTTGCAAACATATACATCAGGTCGATGCCGTCTGTCTTATAACTGCGTCTTTCGTGGTTTCCAGCCGTACAAGAAGAATCTTATCTTTAATCGGCTCAAACAATGTTATTGCCTTTTTAATCTGATTCATCGGTGTCAATTCTTCTTCGTAGACATCACCAACGGAAGTCTTTGTGCTATTGTTCAGTAAATCTCCAAGGATAATACAGTATCGGTTCTCATCAGAACGCACCTTTTCGATGCGTTCCTGAATTGATTTGTAATTGCATTTCTTTGAACCGATATGTAAATCCGAAAAGATTTCTATATACAAGGTATCTATTGTTTTGGGCAAATCACATTTGATTGATTTCATAATCACCTATATTTATGTTGCCATTTCCGTCTGTGCCTGTGTCTGTGCCATCTGCATTTGTGCCATCTGCTGTTTCTGCTCTTCAAGGCGTTTAACTATTTCTGCCTTAATCTCACCGGCATTAGGATAACCATTGCGTTCCTGTTCTAACCAATACAGATAATTTGTTTCCATATCTGATAAAGGCCCGAACGCACCACTCTGTAACTTCTGGTCTGCCTGATTCCACATTGCTTCTCTGTTTGTAAGAAGTGTAGAAGTCGGATCTATATCGAAAATGAATTCGTCGTTCCAATAAGGAACACCTTCGGCATCATATTTAACAAAATCAGCTTTATCGAAGTGACTATATTCAACTTCACCGTTCTTACCTTGCATTGTGATAGGAACGGGCTGGTCTGCATAAGCAAGTGCGAATTTATACATATACTCATATAACTTCGCATAAGCCTGATTCTTCATTACTCGTTTTGACTCTAATCGACCGGCAGCCTGATTGATTGAATACTGTTTTGCAGTACCTGATGTAGCAGAAGCATCGTATTTACCCTGATATGCATCAGTAATACCAAGTGCTGATTTTGCCCAATTATAGTTTGTTTCAAGGACTAATCTATCCTGTGTTGTATCTGCCTGTGCCGTAATAACATCAATTAACTGTTTCTGTGCGGGATTTGAAAGTCTAACAACCTTATACTGTTCATCTGTTGTTTCAACACCAACGCCTTCGGGTAAAACTACGAATGAACCACCCGAAAGTATCTTTTCATTGATAACAGAACCAAGTTTCTTAACTGTATCCTGCTGGTCACGAATGACTTCAACATCAGAAAAACCAAGAAAACTACGTTCTCTCGAAATATTCTTACGCAAAACAAGGGGAAATACATTCGGTTTGTAAAAAGGAAGTTCAATAATCTGTGCTATTGTCTGTGTAACAGGGTTTCCCGCAACATCAATACCCGCCTGAACATCAACATAGGTTGTTACGGAGTCCATTTCGTCCTTTTTATCTTCGAATTTCTTACTTCCGCACTCGCAAACATCACCGTTCTTGATTTTTCCACATTTAGAACAGACCTTTAAATGTCTTGCCTGATAATCTTCGAAATCTTCAAGTTCAACATCACCGCACCAACGGTATAAGCCGATTCCATTCTCGTTATTTCGGTAATATGCCGTAACAACAGTAACTAAATCGTCCGTTTCTGTGCCGTTTCGAAGTTCCTTGTCGGTTTCATCTTCTTCGCCAACGTCTTTTCCAAAGTGCCGTTTTACATATTCCTTTGTCTGTGGTGTTCTAACGAAGAAATAATCCATTTCATCGATGTTTATAACACCGGGCTGTGGAATAATCTGCCTTGGATGGATATCTCTTACACTCAAATCACCAACGCAACAATGATATCCCTTGGTATTATCCCATTCGATAAGGGTAAATGAACCACCCTGAACGGGAGTTGTACGTTCCTGTTGGTCATTCAAGATAGTCAAGTGCTGTGTTTTTATCTGCGATTTAAGGAAATCTTCAATAATTCTTGCTTTTTCCTTATCTTCTTCGTGAATAGCCGTAACTTTAGGCATCGGAATAGCTGAATCAACTTCGGATTCAATCAATTCATAAGTAATATTACGAACATTGATTGATTTCTTCTGCGCATCCCAATCACCGACATTCGGGTTGACCTTTACACCACGGTCACCGACATAATATTTTTCCCATTCTTCCATAGCACGAAGTTCTGATTCGTATTTGTTTTTTGCGGTTTCAAATTTGCTCTGCCAACCGTCTAACTTCTTATTTCGCTCTGGATCAATAACTTTTCTCGCCATTTTCTTCCACCATTTCATAAAATAGGTTCTCCAAGTTGTTTAACCATAAGTGCTTTTATTTCCTTACTTGCCCTTCGATAATCGGCAATAAGGTCTGCTCTCCACTTCTTGCGCTGTGTTTTTTCGGGTGATGCCGGTGAAGTCCACCAAACGCAAAAACCACGAAGTGCATCAACAATATGAGTCAATTCGTGGGGTTGTTTAGCATATATACTCGGTTTTGTTTTATCTTTCTGTATTTTCTGAAGGCATCTAATAGCATCAGGACAAGTATCTTTAAGGAATGTTAACTGTGGTTTACCCGTTTCTTCCTTAACTCGCAAATGCTCTTTCGTTGCCATACATCCGTTAAATAAATCGTTCGATATTTTAATAAGGTTTATTCCGTATTCGGCAAAGATGTCGGCAACTGATTTACCCGTTTCTTGCCGTCTGTTCCATAAGTCAGGCGGGGCCAACCACGCATCAATATGCTCATCGGAACTAACCTTTATAAGTAACTGTGCAGCCTGACTAATAGTTAAGTTTGATTCATAAACTTGCCTATATGCTTGTTCATTATTCTGAACATCAATCGCAATGAACAATGCTGCTAATTTATCAAGACCATAGTCGATACTACAATATCGTTTTAATGGCCCTGTCAGAATTTCATCAGTTTCGTGTGTTGCTCTGCGCACTTCGGGGAAGTATGCACCACCGGGAACTGTCAACGCTTCTTCTATTGAAGCCGGATATTCTTCTGTTATTAAATCTCCAAGCGCTCTCTTGGTCTTTTCGTACCATTCGGAATCCCTTCGGGGATCAGCGTACCAAGGTATGAAGATTTTATTGAAGCCGTTGTCGGGATCGGTAAACAATTCTTCAAACAACGAACCTCTTTCAATAGTTGATAACCCAATGACTTTACCACCATTAGGTCTGTTGATAGTGGGGAAACCACCTTGCCAAATCTCTCTGGCAAACTGCTGAAATGCCCATTCATCAAATATCAGTAAGTTTACTGTGAATGAACGACCAGCACCCGGTGATGATGCCAACCCTTTGAATACTGATTCAGTTCCGTCAGGGAACTTTATTGTTAATGTCAAAGCAGTTGCACGAAATATCGGGCCGTCCCAACCTTGTGGTTCGAAGTCCTTTTCGGCAACCAATTCAGGCATATAACGCAAAATAACTGCCAATCTACGAACAAGTTCTTTGGCTTCTTCTTCTGTCTTTGATAATCCGATTGCAGATTTACCGCTACTTGTGAGTAGTAACCACGCAGCATAGTGCATAACCAACCACGAAAAGCCTAACTGACGTGCTTTCAATATAATATTCCATTTGTGTGTGTGGATAGATTCGAGCGCTTCTCGTTGCTCTTTCCACATCTGAAATGGCTGAATAAGTTCTTCCGCATCCTTATCTTCAATATGTCCGTAAGTATCAATGAAGTACTGGATGTTTGTTCGGCAAAAGTCTAATTCAGCTTGTCTAATTTCGCCGTATGTCATATAAATTGTATATTCTTTCTGACGGTATTTTAGGCAACAAAAAAGGAAGTAGCGGAGGTTGTACTACTTCCCTTTCTGCCGTCTATATATAAGGAGGTCTGCAATGAAACTCGAAAAATCCAAAGTGTAATACCCGAAAAATCCAAAGTAGATTAATCAGGTGCAGTAATATGCATAAGCAAAAATTACGATCGTGAAAATCATAGGAATTAAACCCATATTAGTATTCTCCCATTCTGTATATATAAAAACGGTTAATAAGTTACCAGATTAATGAATTACAAAATTGCATATAAAAAACCATACCTATATTTGATAAACATAGATACGGTTACGGTCGAGTTAACACTTATATTAATAATCAAATAAGCACATATATAGTCTTAAATACGGATTAACAACAGTTTAAGTACAACATAAATTTAAGTACAGTATATATATTATAAATATACTTTAGTACATTAAAGTCCAAATCCTATTTTTTTATAAAATTTTCTGACGGACTATTAGCGTACCAAGCACCGGTCGTTCCCGATACCGGGGGGGTGGTCTGCCCTGTTCCTTTCATAGAGATCTTACAAACCTCTACTACGGCACGGCTTTCTCTTTGTAGGTTTTCTCTTTTATATACTGTATTAGTAATATTTACTAAATAGAGTATTGTAGTACTGTCATTCCAACATATCATAGCGTTAAATCATTGTTTAGTGCAATGATAGAAGTTATGACTAACTACCCAGAAATACCGTATTTACAAGGGTTTTCGGGTTTTTGTGCAATCTGTCAGGACTATACATACCGCATTCAATCGTCATTTTCTCGCAATCTGTGACTTACTTTGTCCAGTAAAGCGCGATCACTTGCCGTGATGATATCCGCGTTTACATCAACCTGACTTGTAATTTTTGGAGTCTGGCCGGATGTATCTCTGATAAATTCCGCAAACCTGACCGAACCATTTTCGATAATTTCATTGAATGCTTTTAGCATTATGACATCTTGCACTGTCATGTTTTCGGGCAGTTCTTCATCTGTATTAAGTAACTTCTTTGCTTTATCTTTGCTGACTACAGTATCTAACAATGTTAAAGCACATTCTTTCATAGTCTTTTTTTGTGCTAAACGTTCTTTGTTTGCTTGTCCACCTTTGGCAATAATTTCTTTTTGTTTTGCTATCTCTTCCGGTGTACACTCGGAAAACTTCTTTAATGGCTTTAAGTTCGCTTTTCTTCTTTCAATGCCTGACAATTTTTCTTTATTGCTAGGCAGCTCCGCATTTTTTGGTTCTGTATTTTCCATTGTCAAGCGCTCCGATCTTTGAAAATTCACATAAAAAAAGACAGATTTTTTCATCTGTCCTTATTTTACATTATAGCACCGTGAAAACCGCTTGCAACTGCACTTTCTGGTAATTTTTCCCCGACTTTTTAAGATTTTTTCTTCTTATATAATGCGAAAAATCATTTTTTATCTGTCAAAAAAATATTTTAAAAAATTTTCAAAAAACCTATTGACTTATACAACGATACATTGTATATTAGCCTCATCACCAATACAACGATACATTGTACCGAACAAAACGGATAGGAGATTTTAAAAATGATTAAATCAAAATGGTTACACGTTACAAAGCATTCAGGGAAAATGGCAATGATTAATTCAATATCTACTACCTGCCTTAACAACAAGTTGTGTTTAACAAGAATGTCCAACAGTGAAACAATCTGTAGCAAATGCTTCTC